AGCCCGCACAAACTCCGGCACAGCTACGCGACCCACCTGCTCAACGCCGGAGCCGACCTGCGCCTCGTCCAAGAACTCCTCGGCCACGCCGAACTGGCGACCACGCAAGTTTACACCCACGTCAGCATCGCCCGACTCCAAGAAATCTACGCCAAAGCCCATCCACGGTCTTAAATGGGCCGTCGCGCTTGCCAGTCCGGAATGGCGAACAATCATAGTTATGTCCAGACTTTTTTTAAAAAACTTTAAGACTGACTCGGAGCGGGGGAATCTGTCATGAGGGCAGGGATGAAGCGACTTGGAAGTGTCTCGATTTGGCTGGCAATCTTAATTTTGCTTTTCCTGCTGCCGGATTGGCTGGGTTTCGGGCTAGACGGTTTGCTGGCGATTCTCGCGGTTGCCGCTCTCTGCAACTGCGCAATTTACGGGCGGGTGACTTCGTGGAGTATTTGCGTTATGGCGATAATTTTAGTTGTGATTTCAGGGTTGAATTAGTCTAACCCGCAGGCGGTGCGAGCTAGGGCCATGCGTTTGCGGATTATGTAAAGTCGATTTCGCAATATGTGCGGCATTATGCCGTGTTTTTCGGCAGCGGTCTCGCGGTCTATTCCGTCAACCAAAACCATCCTCGCGGCGAGTGTGGTTTTGGCGGCGGTATGAGAGCCTGTCAGTTTTGCGATAGCGTCGAACTGACGGGCGGTCATCGGTTCATGTTTTGCAGGGAAGGGCATGCGTTCATGTTGCATGCGCGGGCTCGGTTTGAGTCAAGTTTTCCGGCGCATAAACGGCGGCTAGCTCGCGTTCTAGTTCGTCATGATTGATTTCCCACAATTCAAGCGGCTCATCCGATAGCATTTTCTCTATGTAATCTTTAACTGCGTAGCGAACTGCGGGGACATATCGCGGAAGATGGCTTAGGTATTTTCTCAACTCGGATTGTCTTTCTCGCGCGGATAAGCAGAGGGGAATACTTTCTCGGTGCTTGTCAGCCATGAATGAAACATAATCCCAATGAACGGAGTAGGGAAATTGTATGATTTTCCGGTTTATCTCGCGCAATGTCGGTCTAGCTGAGAGCATAAAACGAAATGCGAGTGTAAGCTTTTCTTCGTGTGTCATGTTTATTTCTCCGCAATGAATGGTTTGGCTCCTTTTTCGAGCGCCTTTAGTATAATAGTTATTAATATTCTAAACTGTCGCAAAAAATGTAATTCATCGTAGCAGTCTGCATTGCATGTCTCCAGAGTTCCCGCGACTAGCTTTGAAACAATTCTTGCAAGTTTTTCGCGGTTTTGTGCATGCTCGCCACTGCGTGGGTGTTCGTAGTTCAGCATAAGTGCCATGCGCGTTGCCGTGTCTTTATCAAATGGGATTCGGCGGATGGCTTTGCAGAGGCTTTCCGCCTCCGCAAAGTTTTCGACTGTGATTTTCATGACTCACTCCTCTTTTTTGTTCGTTAAGAATTGTTTTCTAGCAGTTCCCATTGTCACGCGCTCAATACTCAAGTCCTCGCGGACAATTCCGAATTCGTTTAATGTTCCGTTTATGTTCCGGTTGTCTTTTTTCCCATATTTTACGACGTCGCCGACGGCTGCCATGATTTCGCATTCTCCGCCGTCCTCGTCGCCGATGTATTCACCAAATTCAAGGACAGGACGGCCCCCAATGGGCCATTCGACAACTCGCGCAATCCACGGTTTAGAATACCGCTTCGGGTTATATCCGCCAAATTCGCGAGTGATTCGTTGCATTTTGTTGTTCATTTTATCGGGTTGTTTTATTTGTTTTTATTAGATAACGGGGAATCCGAAATCATCTCTAAATTTCAGGCGTTTACCGTTTTTATCATGTGCTGTCGCAAACATTCTCCCGCTCTCAACTGAGGATTGCCCCACGCCGGCGGATTCTGTTAATACGAAGCACAGGCGTTCAGGCTGGCTTAGGCCTCTGTTTATATGAAATCCGTATTTTTTACCAAATTGTTTACAGATAGCCCGTTCTAGCGCGGTCAGTGTGCAATTTGTTTTGTGTCGTGTTTCTGACTCGCCCCTCTCGTGTCCACCGTCAATTTTAATTATAATCATTTTAGTATTTAGTTTATTGTTGTCGGTTTTAACTGATCCCTCCCGCCTTTTCTCATTCCTTATCTAGCCCCATACTGTCTGCGTATTCGTCAAATCCTACTCGGTAGGCGATTTCATCAACGTTTTTCAGAACATTGGATGGCAGGTATTCTAGCGTTCCGATTCTGATTAGCTCAGAACAATCGTTTAGCATGTCATCATACATTTTGTATAGTTCCTGCTCGTGAATGCGGTTCGTTTCGTTGCCGTCACCGTCAAACAATGTAATGTCCGAGTCATCGCGTTTTACGTAGTAGCTCATTTTTCAGGTCTCCTATTTTCGTTTTATTAATATTCGAAATTGCCAAAGTCGTAGTCGTATGATTCGCGCGTTGAAAGTGCGTTCATTATGCATAGTGCCGCATTGGCATTTCCATATGTTATTTCTAAATGATCAGTGTGTTTCTCTATAAAACTATCAAGTGCTGCCTCGCTCGGAAAAATCTTCTCTTCTAGCTCCCACGGGTCTTCGATGGCGAATGGGTTTTCTTCCCTAATTTTCCATTCTCCTGTTTTTGCATTTGAATAAACATTCAGTCCAACATTTCTCCATAAAACCCCAAATAAGTCGCATTCCCATTTCCAAAGGCCGTTGTAGAGGCCTTTTTTTGGATTATATTTCCAGCTTTTGTTTTTCATGATTTTAATCTCCGTTTTTTGTTTCGTTTCGTTTCTTATCTTCGGTTTCCCGATTTGATAAAAATGAAGATAATTTAAATTACGATTACGTAAAGTGTTTTTATCACTTTTTTAAATTATTTTCACCCACATTTTCACGCTTCGGGAACCGCCAAAATACTTATCTTCCCCAAGGCTTGCGCCGCCAGCGAGCGGCGCATCTATATAACGCTCGACCGAGTTTTGTTTGTCGTTACGAATGTTGTTGTATGTTTTCATATGCATTAAGGTTTCCGCCTCCCTTCGGAGGGCACTGTAAAATCCCCCGCCGGAGGCATCCGAATGTTAACAGCGTATAGTCAAGGGTCGCGCAGCGACGGAGCGTAGCGGAGCTTGCCCTTGAGTAGCTGTTATAATGAGGAGGACTCCAGAGGGGGCTCCCCTTGATGTCCGATAGCAGACTTCCCTTGCTTTACTGGGCCGCGATAGCGGCTGCTTCCCTTTCTGACCGGCGGAGCCGGTATCGGGGCGTTGCGGGGTGTCCCCGCTGTGGGAGGTAGCACGAGACGGAGCGTAGCGCAGACTCGGGCGTAGGGGGAGACTTCCCCCTCCTAAATTAAACTGACTTTGTGGGCGAAGGCCCACTCTAGCCAACCTTACAACGTTGACTTAACCCTCAGCCTCTCGCAGCTAGGCCAAATGTCCCCAAAACTAAAAGCCCCCTTAGCATGGCTGGGAGTGTTCATTGTCCTCTTCATAGTCCAAAGCATCCTATCCCATATAATGCGGGAAAGCGAAAACCCTCCTCACGACATGGACTGGGCTTTCGCAGCTATGGCAAAGGGAGCAATTTCCATAGGTCTAATCGTTTGGGCATTTAAGGCTCTCCCTCGAAAAAAATCAGAAGATGACGTAATTAAGCTTGACACCAATAAAGACCCCAACGTTACCCTCAGCCGCCCCCAGCGAGGGCGGATGTAACTGAACAGTTAGTTCAGACTTTACATTTACCCCCAGAACGTCCAGAAACCGAAGCTGAGCGTTTCCTAAGGGAAAGGAGGCAGGAGGAGCGCGAGAGGCGTAGCGTGATTGGCCGCGAACTGGAACAGATGGAGAGGGAGCAGAGGCTCGGGGAGGCTGCTTTGGCTGCGGAGAAGGCGGAGCGTAGAGCTAGGAGGGTTGCGTATTGGAAGAGCAAGGAGGGGAAGCTGTCACTCTATAGGATAGCAGTGGTGGTGATGCTGGTGTCGATACTGATAGTGGGTATATACATAGCTGCGCACTTGCCGGAGGCCGCGCCGAATAGGAGGTACTAGGGGTATGTTGGGAAGCGTGCAGGTTAGGCGTCTTTGTCCGCTTGGGCCTTGCGCCTTTTAGCGTTTTTACGCGCACCTTCGCCAAACCACCAGTAGTAGGGCGAACCGACTATAGGGATGAGCTTGAGGGACTCGGAACCTCTCTGGGCATACTGAGTGGGTTTGCCTCGTTTGGTGAGTTGGGGTTTAAGGTGGGCGTTTCGGTAGTCTTTATAGGGTTCTGTGAGGTAGGGGATTGGCGGGCCGAAGAGGCTCATTAAGAGGCCACCTGCTTCGATGGCGGCATCACCTACTCGGCCTTCTCGGAGGTCTTTGCGTGCGCTGCGGTAGCTGTAAACGTACCAGCGACTCATGTTGCCGATGCGCCAGAGGGAGTCTAGTGCGTTGTCACTGAGTTTGGTGGGCCTGCCGTAGAGCCAGTCTTTGAGGTAGCTAGCACTAAGTCCTCCTAGCCACATGAAGAGCATGAGGTGAGCGAGGTTCTTTATGCCTCGGGCAGCCATAGCGTAGTCTCCATTTTTTATGCCTCGGTGTATGAGGTCGAAGCCTTCGCGTCGGAGTGTGTTGAGTGCACGTATGGTGAAGGTCTTTAGGGTGTAGAACAGTCTGCCGTTGGGGGACTGGAGGTAGGAGCGGGGGTATTCGCTGCGGTTGATGGGTTGGTAGTTGGCGAGGACAGAGTATGCGGCGAACTGGGTAAGCTCGGTATTACGTCCTGCTTTTAGGTCTTTGATGACTTGGAGGCGTTCCTCTGGGGTGAAGGAGGCGTCTAAGAGGCGTTTTGACTTGTCATCGAATCTGCCTAGCTGGGCTTGTTGGCGTAGCTGGCTGAGCTTGGCGTTCATGATGGCTTCTTTACCGACTCTGTCCATGTGCTCGAAGCCAGTGGCCTTAAAGACGCCGTTGACGGCTTGGTTGAGTGTGCTTGGGTCGTAGAGGTCGGTTTGGCTTTTGGAGTCGAGGCCGAGAGATTGTGCTTTGAGTTCGGAGCGGTTTATAGCGGCGTTTGCTGTAGCTATAGCGGTGTTCCAGACGCCGGACTCGTAGGCAGCGAATGCGAGGTCTTCGAGTTGTGTGATGACGGGGCCGAAGTGTCCTAGTGTGGTGAGTACGATGCCTTCGCGCCATGTGCGGATGGGTTTGGAGGAGGGGCGATAGAGGAATCGCGCGAGTAGGTTGCCGCGAATGACTTGGATGTCTTCGTCTGAGAGGGGGCTGATGCTGGTGGCGGGTCGGCTGTCCTGCGCAGCGTGGGCGGTGGTGTCCGACTTATTCTTTAGCTCGGCGAGTAAGTTATCAACGGAGGCTTCGTAGTCGATTTGTGGGGTGGGTGCGTCCTTTACTAGGACGGTGTGTTTGCCGAAGAACTGCTTTGCGGCGAGTAGCTGTGTGGCTTCTTCGATATAGGTGTTTAGTGCTTCTGCTGAGTCAGCGTAGAATTTGTTCATTTCTGGGTCTACGTATTCGCGGGTGCGTGTGTAGAAGAAGCTGGGTAGTGTGTATTCTTGTGCGTCGATGATTTGGACGAGCGGGCCGTCTGTAGGGGGTAGGCCTGAGGAGTCGTCTAGGGGTTCGCCTCGTTCGTTAAAGAGGGTGAATAGGCCGTCTGGGTCGGAGACTTTACGGACGAAGTAGTTGGGTAGATAGCCTAGTTCGAATCCTGCATCGGTGAGTTGTTTATGCAGGGTCTCTAGGGTTTGGGCAACAGGAGCGAATGCGTCCTGAATTTGGAAGGATTGGAGGATAAGGTCTCGGGTTGTTGTGTCGGAGTTCTTGAGTGCGAGGTCTAGTTGCTTGCGGATGTCGGTTGGGAGGGTGGAGTAGGCGTCTAGGAAGGGCTGAATGTTTGCGAGGTGTCCGGTGGATGGAGGCGTGGCTTGGTCGAGGCGTTGTAGTTCGTCTTGGAGTTGCTGTTTGGAGAGGTGTGCGATGCCGTGTGGGTCTGCATCGAGTTCGGCTTGGGTGGGTTCGTTGAGGGTGGGGTATTGGTCGGTGGAGTGGGGGTGGGAGTCGTCCTTTAGGGAGGGCTGGGGCTGGTTTTGGGGTTGTGGGCCTTGCTCTAGCTGGCGTAGGCGAGCGAGGAGGTGCTTGCGGTAGGAGTTGTTGTTTTTGTCTTGGGCAAGTGAGGTGTTAAGTTGGGCAAGGTAGAACTCCATGCGGCGCAGTTTGCGTGCGATTTCTGGAGAGAGTCTGTGCAAGGTCTCGTGGACGGAGCCAAGGGCCCGCGAGAGGATGCCTTGGTTGTCTTTGTGGGCTTTGGGTGCAGTGCTGTTAGCTTTGGCGATACGGGCCTCGCGGTATGCCTCTGCGTAGAGGTCTTGTTGGGTGAGTGAGGGGGCTTCGGAGAGTTTACCGGCTTGGATGCGCTCTGCTCGGGCTTGGATTTCGTGTTCTACGTTTTGAGGGATTCCGGTGAGGGAGAAGGTGGTGTCGGCTTCGGAGATGATGGGGGCCTTGGGTTGAGGCTGAGGGGAGGTATCTTCGGGTTTGACAGAGAGGATTTTGTTAATGATTGTCTTAGCAACTCCAGCATCCTGAGTGGGAGGCTTCCCCTCGGGAACGACTGAGGCTGAGGTTTCTCCGCTCGGGTGCTGGAGTTGCTTTAAGAGGAGGACTTGGTGGACATACATTCGGGTTTTCCCGCGAGGTGGCGGCATGGCTCTTACTTGAACAACTCCGATATAGGGAACTCCTCTGATGGCAATTGGAGCGGCGACATGATGGAATTTGCCTTTAGGCTCATGCATGTCGGGCATTGTATCGATGAGTCTGCCTTGCCGCAGAATGTCTGGGACTGCGGAGAAAGCGAGTAAACGGTGGGGCTGATTGCCGTGGCTGCGGCTATCTTCAACAGCTACTTTGTCGAGCCTAACAGGGCCGATTCCCTCTACAGGGACGATGGCGTTGCCATTCATTTCATACCACTTGGCTATCTTAGCGGGTAGTCTGGCGTTCTGTGGTAGGTCTGGGTGATTGAAGTTCTTAATTTGGTCTAGTTCGTTGCCTTTAAGTTCTATGTGGGCTTTTCCAGTGAGGAACTTCTTGAGGCGATAGTCTTGACGTGCTTTGGCGATACTGTAGGTGCTGCCGCGCCCTTCATCTTCGGAGCGTTTTCCGAATGCTTCTTGTGCGGCTTGCCAGCCTTGTTGGAGTTGTTGTGCGCGGGCCTTGGCCGTAGCCTCGTTGCTTGCAGCGGTTTTGCGGGCTTGGATGGCTTTCTGGGCAGCGTAGCGGAACAGGACGCGTGCGTGGTCGCTTTGTGCTTTTTCGAGCTGGGCAAGGGCGCGGTTGTAGGCGTCGAGTGCTTTGCGGCTCTTGGGTGTGCCGTCGTCGGCTTCTGCGCGCTTACGAGCGGCCTCTAGCTTGGCCTCTGCTTTAGCGAGGCGGGCTTTTGCGGCGTCGAGTTGTTCAGGGGATGTGGAGAAGTAGTTGGCAGAGAGAGCTTGGGCGAGTTCTTCGGGGTAAGCTTTCTTTAGTGAGGTGGCTTTTGTAATGGCGGCCTTATCGTAAGCAGTCTGGGCTGCTTGGTCGTCCTGAGTGCTGCGAGCTTTTTGCTTTTCTGCGCGGCGGGCCTCGGGGCCTTTGAGGCCGGTGGCTTGCTGGAGAGCGACCTTTAAGTCGTTAGGAAGCTTGCCTTGGGCGTCGAGGGTAACGAGGTTGCGGTAAAGCTCGGTGAGTTTTCCAAGGAGTTCTTTTATGGACTCAAGCCACTTGCGGATACGTGCAGGGACTCGGGAGTCGAGCTTGGCTTTACCTGCGAAGTAAGCCTTGGCTTGGTTGGAAAACCACTCAATGTTGCTGCGTTGGCGTTGGCCTTTGGTTTTTGCGGTGGGGGGTGAACCGTCTACAGCGGCTCGCCATGCTTCGATGTCGGCGTGTGTGAGTTGGCCGTTTTCAATTGATTGTTTGATGTAGGTTTCGGCGTTTTCCTCGACGACGGTAAGAGGAGTCGCGCCTTGATAGAGGCGGTTTATGAATCCCCAAATCCCGGTGTGTGAATCGTGCTGTTTGGTGGACTCTGCGTTGATGGTTACGGATTCAGGGGTTGCGTCCGAGGCGAGGATACCAAGGTCTTTGTAAACTTGGAGAATGGAGTCGGCTTGGGATTGGAGTAGTTCGCCGGTCTGGACGTGGTCGGCTAGGGTGTGCGTTGTGTCGCTTAGCTCAAATGGGGCAGAGGCAGCATTTTGTCCTTCAAGGAACTCGATGGAGTCTTTAATCAGGGGGTCTTGAGCAAGTGGGGTGGTGGGTTCGTTTTGTTGGGTGTCTTGGCTATCGGGGATGGGCTGGGTTTGACTCTGAACTTGTGCGTTTTTCGCCTTAATTGCAGCGGCGGTTTGAGTGAGGTAGATGAGGGCACGTTCTTCGGGTATGTGTGGGTTTAGGACAAGGGGCGTGCCGTCGTCTTTGTTGAGCGTTAAGATACCGGATTGGTCGTAGCTTAGTGTCATCTCACCGACCTTTACACCTTGGGTGTTGGCAGACATGTTGGCAGAAACGATTTGGTTGTAGGCTTTTTGGGCGGCGTAGTCCCCATTTGCCGCGTGGATAAGCAGGCTTGCGGTTTCCTCATCTGGAGAGATTCGGCGTAGTGTTTGGTCGTCATTGTTTTTACGGATTAGGGCAAACTCTCCTTCCGTAAGAGGGGCCGAGGGGAGGGCTTCGGGTAAAGCAAGTGTGGGGCTGGGGCTTGCGGCTTGGGCTATATCTTTATATACTTTAGTTTGCCGGTTGATTTCTTGAGCCTGAAGGATTCGGGTGAGTTCTTGGCGTTGTTTGGCTCGGGTAGCTAATTTGTGGGCGATTGATGAGGTAGCACTGATGGTTCCGCCTGCGCCTCCGCCAATGATTGCGCCAATCATCATATCTTGGAGCATTTCTTTACGTCCACGAGGGCCTATAATGTCCTCGGAATCGTTGTAGGTGGCCTGAACCATAATGGCATTGAATCGGCCTTGTAGTCCTTCTGTAAGACCTTCTTCTATGGCGTTTATGGCGGCAGTCTTGAGGAAGCTTTTGGTGTATTCGCCTTTGGCTGCGGCGGTGCCGACTTTGAAGGGCGGGGCCTTAATTAACTTTCCTAGGGCGCGTTCTATGCCTAGCCCTTCTAGGCCGGCTTGGCCTAGGGCGTTGATAGAGTGGCCGACCAGTGCGTGGCGAGGGTTGTATGCGGTGTCGCCTTCGTGTGCCATGCGCTCTTGTTCTACTTGAGCATATATCATGGAGGTGAGTGAGGCGGTAGTAGCGGCTTGAGCCGCGTATTTGGAGGCGGCTTTCTTAAGGGAGGCAGTAGCGGCGGTCTTTCCTAGGTGAGATACCGAGGCAGTGGCTATTCCGCCCACGCCTGCCCCCATAGCGGATGCAAGAAGAGTGGGGGCTAAGCTGCCAACTCCTTGGGCGATTCCGCCCATTAAAGTTCGTTGGTATCGGGGGTCTACGCCCCAGTATCGGTCGGCGGCTTGGGCTAATTTATATTGTTCAAGAGCGACTTTGCGTAGGCTTTGGGTGAGGGCGTAGGCGTTGCTCTTGGCTAATTTTTGGATGTGAGGGGGGAGCCTATCGAGAGTAGCTTCGTGTTCGCGCTCAATTTCGGAGAGGCGGGATTTGGCCGCTTCGAGTTCTTTTTTTGCTGCTTGGGGGGCTTGCGCGTAAGCGTGGTTTCTTTCTAGGAGATGGACTTTCTCTTGGAGGCCAAGGTATTCGTCGTTATGAATTAAAAGAGGAACTTCGGGAATGTATTCGCGTTCAAGCTGTTGAAGACGGGCATTGATTTGCTGGATTCGTTTGTGGTTCTGCCTGTCTTGTCTTCCTGAGGTGTAAGGGCCGGTGCTGTAAGTAAGAGCATTGGCTGATGTAGGTGCCCTGAGTGCTTGGAGCTCGGTCTTTAGGGCTGCCCATTCTGGGTGCTCCTTCATTACGCTGTTAATGATGGGGATTTCCCCTGCGGTAGCTGCCCAAGCGAGGGCTCCTGAAAACAGGCTTCTGGTATCTTTTTCGGTGGTTGCGGCGGCTGTGCGATTAAACTTAAAGTTGTGCGCGGGAATGTAGCTATCTTGCGGACGTTTAAGATTTTGATAGTAGTCTACGATTTTATCATAGGCTTGAGTTGGGCTGGTTCCTTCGGTGAAAATTTTATCGGCGTAGGTATCGAAGTTTTTGTAGACTTCTTTTGTGGGCTTTCGGAGCCGTTTAGCCATCCATGTTGAGGCGAGGATGCGGTCGAGAACTTCGGGGTCTTCTTTGTGTTTTTCTTGGAGTCCGTTGAAGTATTGGCGTCTCTCTTCGCTAAGGTGGTTGAGACGGGTTTCGCGGGAGTCGAAAAATAGGGAGAGGTCGTTGTTCATGATAAGCGCGGTGGTGTGCTGCTTTAAACTGATTTTGTTTGAGGAGGTCGGCTTATATGCCTAGTTCGGACTCTAGATCTCCATCTAGGGTGTAGAAATCGTCTAGCGTAGCTGTGGCGTTGGATAGCTCTATGTCTTGGATGATATTAAGCGTCTGTAAGTTTATATCTATCGCAGAAGCTCCACTATCTACAAGTTCTCGTATTTTCGCATCTGCACCCACTAGTGTAGTAAGGGCGGTGCCATTGGCTTGTAGCGCGTAGGCAGAACGAATTGCGTCGAGTATTTGAGTTCGAGAGTGTAGGCCAAGGGGAGTGGTCTTTCGGGAGGTGTCTTTGAATAGGCCGGGGGCTCCGTTGAGTTCTGTTTGAGGGGACTTTTCGAGCCATTCTTGCTGGGTAATAAAGGCAACTTGTTGAAGCTCGACCTTGGCTTGCTTACTGAGTGCAGCTTGGTGAATTGTATCGGCTGCGTTTTGAAGCTCGTCGGTGCGCAGAAAACTCTCTCTAGGAAGAAGAAGTTGGCTTAGAATAGTTTTATATTGATGGGTTGTGCGTTCGTAGAGGGCTTGGTTGTTAATCTCGGCGGTTAGTCGGTCGGCTTGGGCTTGATTAATGCGTCCAAAGCGCAGGGCGGTGTTAACTTCTGCAATACCTACAGTGCCTCCTTTGTCTTTAGGGAGAATGCCTTCGGAGAGCTTTTTGTAGGTGTCGTATTCCTTGGCCTCTTGTTCATTTGCTTTGGCGTTATTGGTTGCCTTGAGTTGCGCGTAATGTTTTTGAGAAATTTCAAGCGGTTTGCCGCTGATAAACTCGAGGGTCTCTTTATCGATTTGGCCTTGTTCGTAGAGGTCGTGCAGGAGCGTTTCGTCGGCTTGGCCGGTGGCGATTGCGGATAGGGCGTTTTGGGCCGTTTTATTGATGGCTTCGTCTTGTTTGCGTTGTAGGTGCTCGGCTTGGCTGAGGCCGTCGTTTACTTGCTTAAGGCCAAGGGCGGAGGTCTCTTCGCTGCTTTCTTGGAGGCTGGTGATGATTTCGTTGAGGCGTGCTTTGGCTTCTGCGGGGGGCAGGTCTAGGGTTTGTTGGAGTTGGCGGGTGAGGCTGATTTGCTGGATTTGTTGTTTGGCGTGGTTGATTTCTGCGTCGCGCAGTTCGGGGGCGGTGATGCCGTGGGCGATGTCTTGGTCTACGCGCAGGATGAAGGCCTCTAGGTCGCCTGCTTGGATGGCTTGTTGTTTGACGATCGCACTGAGGTTTTGGGCGCGTTTGATTTCGCGGGTGCGGGCGACTTGGGTGGTGGCCAGGTCGCCTTTTGCGGTGGCGTCTTGGGTCATTAGCCCAATCCTCTCCCGTGCGCGTTTGCTGAGGTGTTTCTTTTTTAACTGGGATTGGTTAAAGGCGTCGCGTTCGACACGGTAGCGTTTGAGGATGTCGTCTTTTTCGGCGAAGGGGTTATCGAGGAGCCATTTTTCTTGTTTGGCTTGGAACTGTTGTTCTTCGAGTTGGTATTCGGTGAGGGCGCGGTAGTCGGCGGCGTCTGCGAGTTTTTGGCCGAGTTGGCCGATAGTCGCGGAGACTTCGCCTAGGGCTTGTGCGGTTTGTGCGCCGAAGACGCCCGGGGTGGCGCGTGGGCTTGAGGTGGAGCGCAGTTGGCTTTGGTGGTGGTAGAGTTGTATCGTGGGCACAGTGTGTAAGCTGTTGATTGTTGGCAGTATAACTTGAGAGGGATTTTAAGTTATAAATTATAACTTGAGAGGGGCTTTAGGTTCAGAGTTTTGCGCTTGCGGCGTAGGGCGTCTAGGTCTACTATGCCGGGTGGGCCGCCGATTGCGTAGCGGTCGAGGTCGCGGACGAGGCGGCGGGCGGTGTCGGTTTTGATGAGGCCGAGTTGAATGGCTTCTGCGCCGTAGCGGAATGCGTCTGCGCTGTGGCTCGACCAGTCGTGTTCGGGTAGGCCGGTTGATTTTTTGATGTGGTAGCTTTCGAGTGCGGCGATGCCTTGGGCGCAGTTTGTTTTGTGGAAGAGGCTGCGCGGGAGGATGTCTTTGGCGGCGTTAATGCCTACGAAGATGTCTTTGGTGCGGGGGATGATGCGGATGTGGGTCGCGCCGGCTTTTTCGAGGGCGTCTTTATAGCTTAGGCCGCTAATTGCGCTGTGGTTGGCGGCGTCGTGGGGGAGGTAGTTTGTGGCAAGGGGGATGCCGGTTTGCTCGACCAGTCGCCATGCTTCGGCTGCGGAGAGGTTTTTTTCGGAGAGGTGCCACAGCCAATGGACGTCGCGGCCTATCAATTGGAAGAGCCACACGCTGGTGGCGTCGCCATAGCCGATGTCCCAACAGGAATAGACGGGGTAAGCGGGGTCGGTGAGGAAGTCGCGGATTTGGCCTTTGGCACGAATCTTGGAAAGGCTGTCCGAGTAGATGGAGTCTTCGACTGGGGCGGCATAGGCTTCTTCAACGGTGGTGGGGTATTCGCGGAACATGAAGATGCCTTGTTCCTGTTGGGTTTTGTAATACCAGAGCCTTTGTGCGGCGGTGAAGGTGAGGCCTAGCTCGCGTTCCTTTTCGTCGAGGTAGGCGTTAACTTCGGGGGAAATAGCGGCAGGGTTGCCTTCGAGAGTATAGCCTTTGTCCAGATACCACGGGAAGAACCAGAAGCGGAAGTCTTGGGCAGTGCGTTCTGTTTGTGGGGTTTCTTGGGCGCGCTTGATGAAGGTCGTAGAGGTGGCCGCCTTTACCGCCTTTAAAGGTGGTCTCGATGATGATGATGCCTTCCTTTGCGGCGGGGAGTGCTCCGGTTTTAATCTCTTCGGAGCGTTTGGGGTCTTCGTAGGCGATGGGGCCCCACTCGGAGATATGCAGGAATTGTAGGGCGGTGCCTCTGGCATGTTTTCCGGCGATAATGGAGGAGCCAAAGCCCCATGCGATTTCGCTGCCGTTTGCGCGGATAGGCTCTTCGCGCAGGTTGGGGGGGAGGCGGTCGAAGGCGAATTTGATTTTCCCGTTAAGCTTACTGGTCGCACTGGCTTGGGTCATATCGACAATGGCCGCGCTAACGCCTTCTTCCCAATAGGCCGCGTCGAAGGCCATGAGGTCAATGAGGGTGGAGAAGCCCATTTGACGCGCTTTTAGGATAATGTGGCGTTTCTGGCCTTGCCTATAGACCGCGTCGATTATGGCGGACTGGTGGGCCGTGGGGCTAAAGTCGATTTCCCTGCCTTGTTTGTCGGTGATTTTGTAGAGGTTGTGGAGTCGCCAGATGGGGTCTTTGCAGTGTTCAACGAAGGCATCGATTTCCTGCTTAGTGAGATTGGGCGCTTGCGTGTCTGGTGAGTTCATTTATTCGATTTTCTGGCACGGCTGGCGAGGGAAGCGCTTAAGCTCACTTCGTGTTTAATGGGTGCATTATCGCCGGTCATTTCGTTGTGCAGTTTGATGGCTTCGCGGCGTTCGCGTGGGGGTAGGTCGGGGTCGCGCAGTTGGGCTTCGAGGATGCGCAGTTTTTCGGTGCGGTCGGCTTGTGCGGCGTCGTGAATCTCCTTTTGGAGTTGCTCGATTAGGGCGGCGACTTGTGGGAGTTTGGCGGTGCGGCTGGCGTTGTTCCACTGGGTGCCTTGCGCGAGTTCGTCTTTGCCTTTGTAGGTGCGTAGGTAGGCT